CTTCAACCCCATGCGAGTCTCGAGTGCAAGGTGGCGCAGCGCAGCCTCGACCGCCTCTTGGTTGCTGGTGAAGCCCCACTGCTTGCGAAGGTACAGCAGGGCTGCCGTGGCCTCGGTGTGGGCATGGAAAGCCACGGTGATGCCGCGACTTGCCTGCTTTGCACGCCACCGCTTCTGGCGCTCAGCGTTCGTCAGTGGCGCTGGCTTGTCCAGATTCAGCTTGTCGATGTTCACTTGTCTGCTCCTGTTGTGCTTGCTCGTCGCGTCGTATGTACCAAGGCTTCTTGACGCCGAACACTCGCTCGAGGTTGGTCCTGTATTCCTCAGTGGCTGCCTTGCTCACAAGTGAGTCGCCGGTGATGTCGTTGCGGCTCATAGTGCGCACTCCGGCAAAACGTACTGGCGACGGCGTCGTGATTGGTACATGGCGTTGGTGTCGCATTGATTCACGACCTCGTCCCAGTCGTTGTACTTCGCGGCCATCGGTCCTGCCGGCGCATCTTTCAAGCACTGCTGAGCCAGCTTAGCACGCAGGCATTGGTCGGTGACCACCTCGTTTGGATTGCTGCGAGCGACACCCTCCTCGCTGCACGCGCCAAGCAGTAGTGCCATGGCGATGATTAAATATTTCATGATCTCTCCCTGATCTTTTGTCCAAATG